GAGAGGAATGATTCAGTCAGTTCAGTCTTAAGACCGTGCTCGATGGCGAGTTGGTTCTCTTCCATCCACTCATCTGAGACATACTCAAGATAAGAGTCTACACGTTCTTGAAGTGCTTCTTTCTGTTCAGCAACTTCTTCAGCGATTCTTGCTTCATGCTCCTCTTCAATAGTAGCACGAATTTCAGCAACTTTTGAGTTAATAGCAGCTTCAAAGATGGTCTTTGCTTTTGCTTTGAACTCTTCAGAAAGTTCTTCACCACTTAAAAGAGCATTAACATCATCTTCCATGTTGTACTCTTCTACTGCTGTTTCTTCTTTCTTCATTTTTTTCTTATTAGGTGCTCCAAAAAGATCATCATCTTTTTTGAGTTTCTCCTCTTCTGCTGCAGGAGATTCTGCTTCTGCAACAACTTCCTCTTCAGTTTCGACTTCTTCTGCCTTGACTGCGTTTTTATTAACCACGTCCTTTACCTGTTTAAGAGTACCGCCAGCGGGCTTTAGCTTAGCTGAATCATTGGTAGGACTATAGTTCTCAGGTGTTGGACCACCCAAGTCCTCTATTGGTGTAAGTCCTTGAGGAACGTTCTGTAACTTACCCATTGGTTCTGCTGGCTTTGCGTTAGCATTAACCGCAGTTTTAGATTGGGTTACAGCCTCTTCCATGTTTTGTAATTTTGTGCCACGAGACATTTTGGTAACTCTCCGAATTCCTGTAATTAAAACCTATATTTATTTAGAAGTTTTATATGTTTGATAAGAAATCATTAAATAACGAGAGTTTTTTCTCGTCTAATGCTTTCTGATCAACCAGTGTGTTGATGGTTTTATAAGTGTTTTCTGCGAACTTCTCACGCAAAATACCTCCATCCCATACCCAATCCTTTCCTTCCATAATTCCCTCAACAAATGCATCGGGAGCAGAAGGATCAGCAACGATGTCAGCAGCAGTTGCTAACATAAAATCATCACCTACTACGTTTACACCTTCACGAGTTGGTTTCAATGAACCAATACCTCTTGAAGATACACCAAGTTTTACTCCTTCCTCAACAAGAGAAGAAGCAATCTTACCCATTGGTGTGCCAAGAATCTTAGCCTTACCAATGAAGTTAGAACCACTTTCTTTAAGTGATACTATCTTATGGGAAACCCTGTCAAGATTTACAGTAGGAGTATCGGGATGACCCAATTCTCCAAGTGCTCTTCCTGATTGAACGTGATTTTCATTATAACGTCCAACTTCCTTACGAAGAGTTTCCATCGGATACATTCTACCATTACGGTTCTTAATGTTTCCTTGAAGGAATACCCCTTCAATATACATAGACTTCTTGCCGTTGCGATTTTCAACGAGAAATTCTACACTTTCGATTTCTTCTCTAATAAGTTTCATCAGGCTTCCCCTGTAGTTTGAACTTGGATAATATGAAGTCCACCGCCAGGGTTACCCCCGCTTTTATATGCGATTCTTGCGGATGAATATAAAGTTCCACCCGTATTTGCTTGTCCAGCATATGATGTCATGATTCCACCAGTATTAGCATTACATGTTAATCGAGTCTGATGATATCCATTGACCCCATTGGTTGTATCAACACTAGTAACTTCTGCATGGTTAAAATCAAAGTCAGGCATTGTAGCAATACCAGCCCTGAAACTTACATAGTTACCAACACTAAATGGGACTTGCATTCCTTCAGGACAATCAATGATTGTTGCCGTATCACTTGTCGTAACACCTGCCACTGCACAAGAATATCTTTGCAATGTAAGAGTATCCGAAGTTCCTGCAGGAATGAAGTAATCATCATCTGTAGCAGTCGGTGATAATGAAGTTTGTGAAATGGAAACATGTGCTCCTACACTTATAGGAGTCAATCTCACATATTGGGATTCAATTGCAAATGATGTTGTAGCAGTTGACGTTTTGCTCGTCGCTACTGACATCCCTGTTCCAACTACGGGTTTATGTGCCATTATTCTTTAAAGTCCATTTAATAGTTATTTAGTAGTTATTCTTCTGCTTCTTCTTCAGGTTCTTCAACCTCAAGTTCAGCTTCAGTTTCAATTTGTTCTTCATCTTCGGTTTCTACTTCTTGATCACCAAAAAGTGAATTAGCCACATAAGGTCTAAATGCATCAACCTTTTCACCTGATTTGGTATATAATAAGTCTTTAATTTTGTCAGTTACCTGAGCAGCAGACTCATCAGCACCAATCAAATCCATTAATTCATCCATTTTAAGTATTAATCAAATAGTTAACTAGTTGTATTTATATTTCTCCACCCTTCGGTGTTGGAAGTTTGTTTATTGTATCACTAGTGGTTGCAGTATCTACAGCACTAGATCTCAAAGGAGCATCCGCTACATCTGGTTGTGGCTCTTCTTCTGGTACTGGCATTGGTCTCATTCCACCAGTTCCTTCTGGATCTAACATCATATCTGCAGGATCAGGAATAACACCATCTGCAATTTCATTCTCAATCATCTCATCCTGTTCTTTAATTTCTTCGTCAGTTTGACGTAGAACATTACGTCTTACCCAATCTTGAGAATAATACTTACCAATATAAGGTTCTGTTGCACCCAGAAGAGCTAACCTCTCGTTTTGCAATTCAGTTTCTTTTAGTTCAGTGAAATGATTATCATATAAAAAGTCATATTGTATATGCTCTTGCATTACATCCCAATCTTCGGGGGTAATGACATTTTTAAGAAGCAATTGTGTTTTTAGCATATCACTGAACATTGCTGAGAATCTCTTTCTCAAACGTCCAACAAATTTACTAAATTTAACCTCATCACGAAGTATCTCAGAAGATCTTCCAAGGTTAAATCCACCATCTCCTTCTATTCTAGAGATAGGAACATTTAATGACTTGAATAGTTTCTTTTTGAAGTATTCGATGTCCGTGATTTCGCCAAGATTCTGTCCTCCAGGAAGAGTAGAAATTTCAGTTCCACGTCCTCCAACATCAATATAGAAAATTCTGCGTTCTGGAGCACGAGATAATCTGTAGATAACCAGACTATCCTCAATCATTCTAAGTTGATTGAGTGACTTAATTGCCTTATGTAAATATGATAGTGTTGACCCCTTATTCCTATCTACTAATCCTGATGTGCAATATGTGATTGAATCTTTTGTAAATTTAACTCCTGAATCACCTCCCATTGAAGAGGGAGTAACAGTAGGATATACATTCTTTGGAGTATATAAGTAATATTCTTCTAACTCAGGAAACTCATAATCCATTGGATTACCAGTATTAATATTTCCTAAACGATCATTATTTTTCTTTTTTTGCTTTCTTACATAACGCATTTTTATTGCGTCGATATATCTTAATTCTTGAATTCCCTCATGAGGATTCTTTAAATCTATTACCTTATTGTAGTATAATCTTCCATCAATATACCAATTCCTATAGATCTCATGAGCCTTTGATTGAAAATCTAAAAGTTCTAGAATAAACTTGAACTCCTCCCTTACCTTTTTCTTGATTCCATCACTTGCATTTAAATGATCAAGATTAATCTCAACAGGACTATCGTTTGAATCTGATACCAAAGTTTCATTTACAATATCTTCAATGGCACTATCACACTCTG